AGTAAGCCCTACTGCGGCTATGTTAAAAGATTTTTTCAGTGATAAATCATCTAATCCTACTTTGTATAAAACTCTGTCGGATAAGAAATATAATTATGATGAATATTATTCTTATATTCTAAGAAAAAATTTGCCACCATTAGTGAAAGCCCAGGATTTTGGTTATCACAAGGATTTACTTGTTCGTACAGGAAAAGTTTATACGTTTCGTGACACAAACACTGGGGGGCAATACCAACAGTATATATCTACTCTCAGACGCAGAGAATTAGTGTATAAAGACCCCTTAGGTTTGTTTACTTCTGGACTTTATTTCTCTAGGCAGGATGGAAAAGAAAAGGAAAAACCACGCATACGTTATATGAAGAAATTATTAGATACTATTTTAGAAGGTAAGATAACTCATATACCTACGCGTATTCGTGATACTAAGGAAGCCCTTGATGTACTTAAGGAAATAGCTAAGGCATTGAACTCTACATTAAGTACATGGTTTGATGAGATGATATGTGATATATTTGATTCATTACTAAGTAAATTATTAAATATTATTGAATCTATGGTTACTAATCCTACTCATTATATACCTACGGTACTGGAGGGTACAGTAGTAGGTGCTTATGCCCATATCAAACATCCTATCTATAAAATACCATTAGTATTGGATTGGGTTAAGTATAAACAGGATGTATTTCAACAATGGTTATACGATCCTCATTTGGTTAGTAATGTCAAGCCTCGTTATGATGTTACAAATTTTGTGTATAATAAGTGGATGCGCTCTGAAAGTGGACTTGAACGCCTACATCGTAAAGCGAAAAATCCATTAGATTTTTCTCAATTTGCGCTTAAAGCAGGATTTATGTTGTCTAATAATGAGAGGAAAATTAAGTTGGATAATCCATGCTTTATTAGGGATGTTATTGTCCCTACTTGTGGAGCATCTTTGATTATTACTTCTTTTATACCATCTCTTTGTAAGAGTTTTAAACAATTGTATATAGAAACGCAGATGGGATATGAAGTGAAAGTAGAAGATATACCTAAATTAGACGCAGAAGAAAGAGTTAAGTATTACGCTGCACGTAAAGAGATAATGGTATCACCAACGACTACTAAGGCTAGCATTAATTATTCCGAGTTAGAGAATCTTACAGTAAAGAATTTGTTTTATTGCAAGATATTGGAAACTGAAGAAATAGATAATGTTTTTTCCTTTGCCAATAAATATTTATATTGCCCACATCACTTTGCTGTTAAAGCTATAGGCAAGACTATGCGTCTTACTAAAGTAGAAATACCGAGCACAGATTTGCCTGGAAATGCTTATGTTGAGTTTTCAGTGCATGAACGCAATATCTATAAATGTGATGGAGATTTGTGTATAATTTATACGGAAAAACATATGGACCATATGCGTACCAAAAACTTGTTAAATTATCTCCCTTCTGCACATTGTGATGATATTATGACGGGACAGTTATATTATAAGGATAAATTGGGAAAATTATCCAAATACGATGCTAAACATATTCATTACAATGCATCTATAACCAACCATAAGTCTGTACCTGAATTTCAGGCATATGTTTACAGTGCTGACAATTTTAAAGGTCTCTGCGGTGCGGTACTATTGGATCAAACCCACAAGGGTTCTCAATTACTCGGTATGCATATTGGCGGTAATATAGAGGGGAAAGTTGGAGTATCAGTAATGTTCAAAAGAGAACAGGCTGAAGAAGCCATGAAACATTTTGAGCCTTTAGGAATAGTTACTCAATTAGGCTTAGATAAACTCGACAGGTTTGGAAAGCATATCCATAATTATGATTTTTATAAAAAGTCAGCTTTTCTTGATACGGTAGATAGGATAGATTCTATTGAACTGATTGGAAGTGTTCCTAGTAGAATATCACCTAAGGCAAAAGTAGTATATACACCTATTGCTGGATTAGTAAAAGAAAAGTTCAATTTAGATATAACGTGGGGACCTGCTCCTTTCCGATATGGAGGGGATAAGCGCCATGGAACAAGAAGTTTGGCTAGAATTTTTTCTAGCAAGCGTACATTAACTAGAATCGACTTATTGCATAAGGCAAACAAAGATTATAGAGAAAGGATTATGGAACCTTATAGGAGTAATGAATCATACTGGAAAGATGAGATACGGGTTTTAAATGAATTTGAAACTGTTAATGGAGTTCCAGGGAAAAAGTTCCTAGGGTGTATGAATATGTCTAGTGCGTTTGGAGCACATTTGCCAGGAAATAAAAACAAATATGCTGATCAAATAGATGATGCTTGGTATTTTAAATCATATGTTATGGACGAATATCGTAAACAACTTAATGAATTTAAATCTGGCCAATGTACTCCAGAAATGGTAGTAGCAATGTTGAAAAATGAAGCTACTCCTCAGAAGAAGATAGATCTTGGCAAAGCTAGATACTTCTATATGTCATCTACAATTATGCAAATGATAATAAGGCAGTATTTGCTGACTACTAATAGATACTGGTGTTTAAATTGTGCATATACTGAGTGTAGTGTAGGCATAAACCCTCACTGTACAGATTGGGATAAATTTGTCAAATGTATTACAAAATACAAACAGTTTATAGCATTAGACTTGAAAAGTTGTGATTTAGTATCACTATTTGAGGTAGTTTCTTCAGCTATAGACACACTATTTATTCCGATATTAGAAACTGGCAAGTTAACACAGGAGGATAAGAATGTTTTATTGTGTATAAAGCATACTATATTATACACTATTTGTGATGTTGGAGGAGATTTAGTTATTTTGCATGGCATAATACCATCTGGCACTTCTCTTACTAGTATGCTGTGTAGTATTGTAAATTCTTTGAAT